TCTAGTCTGTTTAACTAGTGTTCCTGGCGGGACTTATAGGTTCGACTCCTATCCTCACAGTTTTAAAAAATTATTTATTACATCCCTGCTTGGAATCTATTCCATTCGATAGCATTCTTAATCTGGTATGTCCTGTTAGATACGTTTCTAATAATTTCTTCTAAGAATTTTAGAGTCGCATCATAATATCTTATCTTAAGATCAATCTTAGTTAATCTATCATCAGCATCTAAATGCCTTTGTATTGCGTCCTTTTCCCTAACCTTATACGGAAATGGTTCTTCTACATACGCCTCTGCTGGTGCCTTTCCTGTATAGAAATTATATCTTTCTAATTTTATCTTGCTATATTGATCTCTTGCTTTTTCACGCAACAAAGTAACAGTATTATAAACTGTATAATACTTTGAGTGTAATTGTGGAATTTTTAATGATTCATCATGTAGATTATCAGGATCAATGACGGAATCTTTCTGCCACATATCCTGAATTTGTTCAAGATTCATAAAGGAGTTCTACCGTCTGCTGCTACTATATTATACACCAAATATTTAAAATTGGCTTGTGCTGTAAAGTATTGGATATCCGTAACTGATGTATCAAATTCCAAAGATGTTAATGATGTAGGAAATAAATCTTTAAATTTTACAATAGCATTTGTTCTATAATTACTATTCAATATTGATAAACTACCATCACTAAACTGTTGATTCATATCTCTACTACCATCATCAGCAGTAGTTTCTGTTTTGAAATCTCCTAAACTCTCTGGGTATCCAATACCAGTCATCCAATTATGAATTGCCATATAATTCTTCAAATCTTCATCAACTAGAAATCTTACCATTAAATCCTGATATTCTAATTTCTCACCAGGAATATCAATATCCTTTAGATATGTTTGTTGGATATTAGTTTCAAAAGTAATCTCAGGAATACTAGCACTACTACAAAAAAATGAAACCTTTGGTGTTTTTGTAATAGTAAAATTAAATCCAGCAGGGGATAAAAAATTCCTGTTAGTTATTTGATTAGCGAATGCTGTTGCCATTACTCTTCATCTTTTACTAAAATTCCACCACGATCTACATGACATCCTTTAGGAATTGGTTTGCAACATTTATCTGTGTTGCAATAATATTCATCTTTAGGACATCTTTTAGTTGCTGCTTCTTCTATAAATTTCTCAAATTCTTTAGTCATTCAAAATCAATTCGTACCATTGCTCACTCATACCCATAATAATGTTACCTGCCATTTCAGGATTTTCAGCATATCCTTCTTTAATTAGATAATCCGTAATCTTTTGCTGTCTTTCAACTGCTTCTTGATATTGTCTAGGAGTAGGTTTCATGTTCTTAGAGTAGTCGTATATTTATTTAGTTACTCCTTCACCCAACTAGCAAAGTTAAATCCACCATTCTTTCCATCAGTATTTACTAATACTGCCTCAACACTTGCTTTAGATGTATATTTCTTTCTTTGGCTGTAGTCATCTGACCAATTAATATCACCAGTATAGTAAATGTCGTTTTCAGTTAATGCTGCTTTCTTTCTAATATGATACGTTGCCATTAGTTCCACAGGTCTCCTGGTGTATTTAGACAAAAAAAAGCACCCCCGAAGGAGTGCTTTGAAGAAATATAAGCGTCTTGCTTACATGAGGTTGTTGATAGTAACACGTCTGTAGTAACGGTTTGTATTAACAGTAAGAGCACCAGCACCAACAGTTGTTCCCTGTGCGAATGGGTTGGCAACGACTCCATAACGAGTCTTAAAGCCAATTTTTGGTTGGAATGTATCCTGACCAACTGCACGAACCATCTGTAGTGGAACGTAAGGACAATAGAATAGTCCAGCGTCATAAGGTGAAGAACCCTTATATCCAGCAACGTAGTACTGATTGTCAGATACGTTAGAAGAATAAGGATCGATGTATACCTTAAACTTACCGCCAAGTACACCAGCAAATGTATTGCCTGTGTCATCAACATTAAGGTTTGCATTAAGAGCAGGTGTGTA